ACTTCATTAAGAATATTATTCATATTGCGCATAAGAACATTAAACGGCTTTAACTGTTCTAACTGATTGTCAATTAACTTACTAGCATCTTCCAAAGCGGCATAAATATACGTATATTTTTCGTTAATACCATAAAGAGCCTCGTTAATAAGTGAACTAACTTCTTCGTTTTCTTGAATTGCGGAGACAAGTTTAATACTGTATACACTATCCTCGTCATCTTCAAACTCGATGCCATCTACACAAAAGTGTGCGATAATAGCGGGGAGCGCCGCCGTCATATAATGCGGTGCATATTGAAGTTCGCCGTTTTCACCTTCGATAAATGCGAAATTCACAATCGCCTCAACTAAATTAAGGTATGAGCCGACATCAATAGAATCTTTAATTTTTAATGCTTCAACTACTTTCATATTTTAAACTCCTTGTTATATTCTCTTTGTTTTTTCATTCGACCACGAAAGCCGTAATATCATTCATGTTGTAAACGGCAATCCATTGTTCATCTTTAATGACAACGAAATATGTTCCGCTATCTTTTGCGATAAAGTCATAATCCGTCCAAAATTTTTGCGGGATTATATCTTTCTTTCCGTCACGAAAATAAATTTTTATTATTTGTTTCTTTTTCTTTTTTGACATTTTAATAACCATATGCGTCAAGCTGTGCCTGTGTCAGCATCCGCAACCATACTCTTTTGCGAACTAAACTTCAAATACTATGTCTCAATGGGATTACTGTATAGACATCTCCGACATTGACTTTTACATTATACGTGTTTGTGACAGGATAGATAGCATAACCAGACACACCATTGTATCTAAGCATTTTGCCATCTGGTTCTTCTGAGGCGTTCATCACGAAGTACATAGCAATGGACTGTTGCGTCTGATTTTTAACAGCCGCCGATTTCAGCGTCACAGCATATGGATGCATGAGTTCGCCGTTGACAGCATTAAATAAATATCTTGCTAACTGCGGAGATAACGTCATGGAATTGTCATCAATCGTGACATCCACGCTCTCAATATACCCATCTATCAATCGTCTAACCGCATTCGTCAATGTCATATCTTCTGCTCCTGTCTTTTCGTTTACTTGCGTAGTCAGTGCATTAATCTTATCAGTAAGTGGTGTACTCATGAGTCACCCCCTAACGCAGTAAGTGCCGCAGAATAGTCTTCATAGACCGCATCTAATCGACTCTTATCTTCTGCACTCATAAGTCCATTGGTAGATGTTGTTGCAGTTGCTTTAGATGGTACATTCAACATATTTTGAATAGCTGTTTTAGCTTCATCAGTATATTTTCCAACCGCTTTAGATGATTGTGATTGAGTGGTGTCGCCTGCTGCTTTTGCTAAACCATAAAAAGTTGCAGAATGTTGGATAGAAGGAGTAATAGGTAAATAATAGCTTGTGCCATTTTTTATATCAGTAACTTGAGCATTGTATATTTTTAAAGTCCCTTCAAGATCAATTCCTACTCCATAAGTACCTATTCCTTTTACAATTCCATAATTGTTTCCTTTTGCAATAGGAATTTCAGCAACCCCATCAGTCACAACGCTAGTCTCATTAACTTGAACATCATTGATTTTACCTGCAAGCTGAGTGTCCACGTAGGACTTGTCTGCTTTTGATGTCTGCAATCCAGACACAGTGTCAGATAAGTCATTAAAAGCAGATATCTCTGTTTTATCATCCAGTGCGGCTTCTGTGCGTTCCATGTACTGCTGTGCGGCATCTGACAGATTAGCCACGTTCATAGATAGGTCATCGAAATCTGCAAAGTCTACTTTTCTTGTCTGTAAGCCAACAACATCATCTCGCAAACCGCTCACCGTCACCGATAGTGCAGTAACCGTTGACGTATCAGCCTTACCCTGTATCGCTGTCTGTGCGCTTGAAATTGCCGATTCTGCTGACGTAATCCGTGCGGTAATAACATTGTTCTGCACGGGATTAGTAGACACATCTGATAACTCATCATCTACTGAAACGAAACTTTTAGCGTTTACCTCATTAATAGATTCGACAATATTTAATTTATTCGCCGTAGTTAATTCAGTAAGGTCGCCAATATCATCATTAGTCTCGTTGACTGTATTAGCAAGTTCATTAAAGTTGGTTCGCAAATCCGATAAGCTTTCAATGATTTGCGTATAAACATCGCTCTCTGGCGGGTCAACCGCTTCATCAACAGAGCGACTTACATAATACTTATACACTGGGCTTTTCTTTACGAAGTCAGCGCCCGTGTATACAAGTTGCATTTCGCCGTAACCTTCCTTAGATAATTCAATATCGGTTACGGTCATATCTATAATTAAATTTTCTCTATCATTTTTAATTAATTGTGCGTCATACGCTTGTTTCTCGCCGTTACGTAAAACTCGCACAGTAAAGATTCCTTCGCCGTTTTCGAGCCATTTTTCAGAATAGCTGAAACGGAGTATTGTGACTTTATCCTCGCCCTCGTAACCAATCTGAATTAGCTTATTAGGGCTTATGTTGACTATTATCATACGAATCACCACCACAAATATTATGATTGAATTACTATTCGTCTTTAAAATTAATTTTTCGTTTTATATAAATAATTGCTAATTATCGGCAACTAAAATATTTTCATCAATTGTTAGTGTCAAGCAATTTGTTGTCGCACGAATCCCATTATGAGTACCACAAAGAACCAATTCACAAGTTCCTGCGATAATCTCATTTGGTAAATATACAGAGTTATCTTTATCAAGATACCGATTATAAACTACATCATTTTGGCGAAATTGAGCGTAAGTAAGAAGATTGTCCCAATTGCTATCCATATTGAAAATAAACTTGATGAATTGTTTGGAACCAGAGACAAGACATTTTATATTCGTTGCCAATTTCATTCTCTGTCCTATTACATTAACTGAAATTTTCATTCAGTTTCCTCCTTAACCGTCAATCATTTCGCTTAATCTTTTTCTTTATTTTCTACATTAGTAACAGCGTCTATCATAGAATTTATTTTTTCTAAAAAGACGTAATTAATTTCGTCATCTATATGCGCTCGAATTTCCATCAATGCAACTATATTATTTACATCTCGAATCCCACGCTTTAAATAAAACCCAAAAAGTTCTTTATCGAAAACTAAATTACCGTCTTCGCCTATTTTAAAAACTCCATCCATTATCACTTATCCTTTGGTTTTGTTTCATCCCATTTCCTCTTAGCGAATTGTGTCTCGCTCTTTAAATACCAATAAGCAATCCTATTATCATCATCCTCTTTCGCCCAACAAAGCACTGGTTGAACACCTAACTTTGCATAGAAGATTACTTGTTTAATAAAAGTGATAGGAATTAAATTCTCTTCACCATAACATTCTTTAGCTTCATCTAATGTTTTTACTGGTCGAATATTCAATTTACACTTACTCCTTATACTCATAAAACGTAAAAATATGGGGATGAGCCACATCTCGTAACCCATCCCCATCAGAGTTTACTTTAATAAAACTCCAATATAATAGTTACGATGCGCTTTCTGTATCTTCAATCATATCGCAGAAGTTACCATCGGAATCACGCAGAACGTCAAGCGTGATTGTGATTGTAGCGGGGTCGCCAGTAGACTGCTGAGAAATCTCAAAGTTACGCTGTGCCATAGCCTTGTAGAACTTCCAGATGTACGGTGTGAATACGCCATCCTCGCCCTTGAATACGGTATCCATAGTAACAGAGAAATCTTGCAGTCTATAGTTCTCACCGAAGGAGATACGATTAACGCCACTTCCCTTCTTTACGCCATAAGAAACTTCGTATTCCTTGTCAGCTTCAACACCAGTAGCAGTAACTACCTTCTCAGTCGCCGTTCCCTCGATGATGGAATCAGCATCGCCGTACTTACCAGACGGATAGACATAAACAGTTCCGTTCGGCTTCTGACTGACAGTCAGCTTTCCCGCCTCAGTAGCGGTAATCTTCTCATGAACAGACCATTCGGCATCACTGCGAATAATACCGTCAGACATAAGGGCATAAACCTTAAACGGTAAAACCTGTGCCTCGATAGTGATAGTACCACTCATCGGCTCTTCGAAAGCGATGTCATTAACACCCCTTGCCAGAGCGAAAACAGAGTCACCGCTGAATCCTTCCGTTGTTACGTTAGCCGTATCAAGGAAGAGGAACGGTTTGCCAGTCTTGAGCCAATCAATTTTAACGTTACAAACCTCACGGTTAGCTTGATTAAGCGGATTAACAGCCATAATATTTCCTCCTAAATAAAATAATGACCATAGCTTATGCTATGGTTAATCATCAGATGTTTTTTCTTTTTTAGCAACACGGTTATCAAACCAACTTTCAGCATCATAAGTCTTTCCTTTATCTCCCCATATCGATATACTACGAGAGACAATTTCATCAATCTTATTATGCCGACTTCTATCAAATTGGTCATATAAATTATAAATACTTAAATTCCATATGTTTAAAATATTTATACCATTACCCCTAGAAGCTAAAGCAGAAATCATATTCCCTATATCGAATTTCTCCAATATCTCTTTTTTGGCAATTCTATCCTTTTTACCTTTTTGCATCTTCATATAATTGCGTCTAGCTTTTTCGTTTTTAAATACGAGTGAATCGAAGTCTTCTTCCTCATCAACTTCTATTGCGCAACGCTGAAGAACTATCTTAAACACATCTTTGAAGTTATCTCTCGATATGACGCCGACAATATCTGGTTCACCATCTTTATCTTCTGGCGTGGTAAAAAGTGAAAACGTGTTACTGGATTTATCAAAAAATACTTCTTCTACAAAGAAGAAGTCTATAGCTAGAAACATATTATTACGCAAAACATCATTAAGCATTATTAAATCATATACAGTAAGTTTAAGATTGCGTTCATTAAAAATTCTATTTAATGTGTCTATATCGCTTTCTTTCATTTCTGTCAACTTATAATAAGTATCTTTATCCATTTTGAGAATATTGATATAAGACAAGTACGTATCTAACTTGTATGGTAAAGAATCAATATCGCTTAACGTAACTGCTTTAATATGTCCAATACCTTCAAGATTATATGGCGAAGGACTGACTAGGTCATAGTAGCTAAGTTGTTCTATCAAAGAATACCACCGCCACTCGGCAGAATCCCAATCTCTGGGAACTGATAGAATATTTGTTTGCCGTAATAATAGTTATTTGGTTCATATGCCATCATAGATTCTCTTGGCGTAGGAACTGGCTTGCCAATACCATATGCAGTACCATTCTTATCTCTTACAACGCCAGTCGTTTCAATAAGTCTACACATTGCGGCAATTACCATATCTACACGATTACCACGAAAACCCTTGGCTCTATATCTTTCGAGCATATCCCTGTCTTCGTCAGTGTATTTATCAAGACCGTCTTTATGCGAAAAGACGTTGAACATCATAATTACATCCCTAACTGTTTTAGAGTCGTAATTAGTTCCAGTATAAGATTCCATTGTTATAACCATTCTGTTATCGGTTACAGTGTCAAGAATAGAGTTCTTTACATACGGCACAGTGAAACAATGCCCCTGTGACTGAACTTCTTTTTCCTGTCCTTTGACACGAATCTTGTAAATCCCGCCATACCAATTTTCTTCAGCGTCTAAACCGTTTCCACCCTCGGTCGGGTCTGGCATTACGAGATTGCGAATCACTTCGTCATGAAAAAATAAATTCGCATAAGCGTCCTTTACACCGCCAAAAACAGAATAGGTAACAGGTAATTGTTCTATCAACCTATTCATCCTCCTTTTATGCTCTAACTGATATTTCAAGTTGACTTTCCATACCAGAGTTAATTATTTTAAGTATTATTGTATTACTGATAGCATCTATATCGGAACACGTTAATGTTATGCTATTACCGTCAATTTCTGCATCACAGTCATATTCTGTATCTACATACCACTCTGCGGTAATACCTTCTTTCTCGTTTCCTTCCGAATCCAAGAAACAAGCCGTAAATGTTCTTGGGATACCAATCTTGATGAAGTCCGCAACGTAGTCGATACTAGAAACTGTACCTTCTTCTTCCGTTGGTAACTCCACATTATCCACCTCGAAATAATCACAAATCTCAAGTTCGTCATTATCTGCGTCATGATGCTCTACATCTTCCGTCAAGATAATATATTCCAAACCGTGATTACCGACCGTATCGTAATCGCCATGCGTCTTCGAAACCGCATCAACACGGGCAACTTTATACCTAACCTTCTTGGCGGTATAGTCACAGTACAGACGCTTATCCCTTTCGAGATAATAAGTCTCACTGTCGATTGGTATATAAATCATCATCTGGTTACTAGCAAGCGTAAGCTGTTGATAGTAATACTTACCAGTGTTGTACGCCGAAGCGTTATCAACATGAACCCAACGTTCAATAATCTTTCCAGATGGATTCTGCCATCTCAGTAAATAATTGCATTGATACATTTGACCATCAACATAAAGTTCATCATCTGAATCTGCATTCATGATAATCCACATCGCACCCGCCCACTTAACATAATCTCCAACCTTTGGCTTAGTATAGTCTGGGTCTGTGCTTATTAAGCTACGATATTTTTTGTAGTATGGTTTTGTATCCTTATCAATGATTAGGTGTGTAGGCACACCATTTAATTCAACTTCCTTATAACTGATAGATTCTGGAAGTCGTCTATAAAAATAATCCCGCTGATGGTTTACGGCACGTTGTCGGCGGGTCAATCCTATAGACGCTATGCGCTCATAATACCTATCCATGCGTTCATATCTCCTTAAAGTATCTATCTCTAATGTTCGTAATTATACCTATACACTTAAATACTTCACGCTTACATATCTTGTGGTCGTATTCCTCTGTCGCCAGATAGGAGAGTGTGCCTAAGAATGATATTATGCGTGGGTCTGCATTAAAGACTGGTATAATACGTTTATCACCGATGATTTCAATAATGTAACTCTCTATATAACTTTGCAGAGTAGGGGACTGCTCTTCGTGCATTGGCAGTATTTTAAAAGTCTTATCAATAAGATAGCTCAAATACTTGCGAATTACATTTGTCGGAATAGGATTCATGTCTTCCATTTTTCCATATCCCCAAGTCTATATGAGTATTCATTCATGAGAGAACGTGCCCTATGACGGGCTGTATTATAAGTTTCATTTATAGCTAATTGCATATTTGCAGGAGAGATAGAACTAAACTCATATGTATTGATTCTGTTTTGAAGGTTATCCGTATTGTTCTTAATAGGCTCTAACCATTCCTTAACCATCCACTCTGTAATAATATCCACTTCAAGTGTAGTTAATTCAATATTAAAGGTTCCAAGTTCATCATCTCTATCAGATAAATCCTGAGTACAAACTGGTTGAAATCTTCGACAGGCTTTTCTGAGATACCCCGCAAGTAATTCCCCTTGCAATTCTGGTGAAAATGAAGCTAAATCATAATCAGTGATTTTATCTTTAAATTCGTCATAAATAAAATCATAAGTGGTAGCCATAATCAACTACCCCCTTATCAATCATCAATTGCACCAGAGGCTTCTTTAATGGCATTGAATTTAGCAATTGAGTCGAACTGACCGCTATCCCTACGCTGTACCGCATAGTTGTAAACGGTCTTCTTTAACCCATTAGACATCTTCTCCATAATAGTCTTAATAGTCTCTGGTTCTTTAGCCAGAAGAGAAGATATGGTTTCTGGTGTCACTACGTGTTCGTAATACTTAGATACGCCGATTGTTTTATAAACTTCCTCGGCGGTATACCCATCTTCTTCTGGGTCATCTAATACTACAATCCAGTTATCAGAAAAGAATCTTGGCGAACCACTACGCATAGCAATAAGTTCACTTACTTCCATGTATTCGACAACACCGTATTCTTCCCATTCGACCTGATATCCGACCTGTCTTTTAGATTTATAGATAAGCGGATTAGCACAGTTGCTCATGACAGCTACTTGAGCATCACGGGGAACTGTTCTTAAAGTCTTTTTAACTGGCGCAGTTTCCTTCTTCTTTACTGGCGGTTTCTTAACTGGTTTCGGAGCGACCTCAACTTCCTCTTCCGCAACTAAATTTTCCGCTAACGTAGATTCAGCCACGACAGTCTGCTCCTTCACAACTTTCTTTCTCGGCATAAAAGCCCCTCCTTATACTCAACGAGAGCCGCCACTTGTAAAAAGCAACGACCCCCGCCTACCTAATTAGATATCGTAATATCCTGCAACACCCGACATAGCGACAGCGATACCCCATCTCTGAGCCATGAAATACTCTTTAGACAGGTCAGCATTGTCATACGGGTCTTTATCAATAACGAGCGTATCACCCTCTGTAACAAGCTTAACGAACTTGTCATCGGAGCCGACAACGATAATGTCGTTATTGAGAACGAAATTAGTCGTACCCGCAACATGAGCGTTCTTCATAGCGATAACAGGATTCTCGCCAATATGTGTGTAATATCCGATATTGTAGAGGTCTTCCTTTGCACTCGTTGCGTCACCACCAACGATATTAGCAATCTGTCTTGCGCCCTGCTTAGAAGTAAGAATCTTAGCCGTACTTCCAGTCTCAGCCTCAACATGGTCAATGATAGTAATCAGCTTATCAATATCAAAAGAACCACTCTGCTTATACGGCGTATTAAGACCAGTCAGAGCGCCAACAGTTGCCTGATAAGTAGCTTCATTAACCTTCTTCGTGAAGGACTTGCCGACCTTATCGATAACATCGTTAAAGTCAACACGACCCGCAAGGATTCTATTAAGTTCCTCATAGACCTTAACAGCGTACAGCTTCATCGGCGGTACGATAACCTGATTGCCAGTAAGTCTCTGTCTGCGGATACCCTGTGTTCCTTCAGCAATCTGAGAAACTACAAAATACTCAGAATCGTCACGAATATCAAACTTCATGCTGTCGCCAAGAGCAACGTTTCTGAAATCCGTGAAGTCATAGAGCGGAGAGTTCTCAGGCAGACCAGAGAGAGTTGTCTTTGTAATAATCTCTTCGATGATGGAGAACATCTCAGGATTGCTACGCATTGCACGATAATCCAGTTTTGTAGAACCACCATTGAGGTCAATAAGAGCCTGACGAAGAGTTTCTTGTGTTTCAGCTACAGAATAATTTCCTTGCGGCTTTCCTAAGTAAGAATCAACTGCAAGTTTTACAATGTCATTTCTATTAGCCATTGCGATTTTCCTCCTATAAATTAAAGAAAGCGTGGGGTATACCCACGCATTTAGTCGATATTATTTATTATTTTAGCCAACAAATTACTTATTAACAGCGTCAGTATTTACTTCAAGCACATAGAGAGTCGTGCCAGATACAGTCTCAATCTGGATGCAAGTAAGAACGCCATTAGTATTATCGACCTTCCACTTACCACCATCGACACCAACCTTAGCGCCAACTGTCGGTGCTGTGCCAGTAAAGGCAAGACCAGAAACAGAGAAGATGTCTCCCGCCTGAAGCAGATGTACACGAACCGCATCGCCCGCTCTATTATAGTAATCAATCAGGTTTGTCCCATCATGAATCTCATCAAACGAATATAATTCGGGTGTAGACGTAATACCAAGAACCGCACTATTAGCGGCTCCTGCTGTCAGTTCACGAAGTTCACGCTCACCGCTAACAAGTGCGCCAACCGCTACTGGTAAACCGTTGTCAACATCCGCCGCAGTCTTAGTATTGTCACTTACAGTATAGAACAGACCAGAGCGCATAAGAGAGTTATCCTGTGTCGCTTGCACATTATCAAGTCTAAGAATTACATGTTCTGCCATGTCAATTTCCTCCTAAGATTATTATTTATTATTCTTCGAACGGTATTCTTCTACGATACCGCCGTATGGTACAGTCTTGCTTTCAACATCGTCAAACTGGCTAGTGCCATCGACAATTACTTTAGCAAAAGTGAGATTATTAGATTCTTCATTTTTATTTTCTTGTGGCTCAATAGAGAGTTGGTATCTGCCATAGATAGCGGAACACTTCTCTTCAAGTTCTTCGATTGTAAGATTTGAACGAATTTCGGCGTTTTCTTTAAGTGCCGAATATGCTTCAACATTACCAATCTTAGAATCGAACTTTTCAAAAATCTTCTGTTCAGCTTCAGCACGAGCAGTAGCTTCTGTATCCGCCTTAAACGCTCTCAGTTCACTTACTTCAGAATTAAGATTCGTAATAGTTTCGTTCGTACTTGCTTCAAGTTCGCTATATTCAGTTGTCATTGTGTCGATGATTTCTTTGAGAGAACTAACGGCGTCATTTAATTTAGATTCGTTCGCCCGTGCAACAGCTTCACGTTCGTCCGCCGTGAGCCATTCACAACTTACTTCGACTCCTTCGTCATTAAATGCGGCTGTATTGTCATCGTTGTTAAAAGTGTAACCAAACTTAAAATATTTTGTCTTACAACCATCATCGCCATAAACTCTCTCCGATACGATAGCATTATCATTATCGAAGTCGATTAATTCATAGTTTGTTTCGCCAATATATCTGCCTTGTTCATCCTTATTTATACGACACATAGCCCGTGTACATTCATCGATTGCCGCACGAATCTTGTTGTATGTCGCAGAAAAAGACTGAACTTCAACGTTCTTGTTGTCTGCGTTATCCAAATTGCTACCTCCTATTGTAGAGAAATACATCTTCAACTCATTCTTCATCTCTTCAAATGTCGCATTAAATTCAGCTTTTATTGCCGAATAATCCGCCTTGACGATTGATGCACTTGGGAAACATGGCTCAATATTGAACCGTTCGTCATCAGACTTATTTAACATGCAAAGCGCATCGAATGTAAAAGATTTAATTTCTGTATATTGTGGGTCTTCTTTGAGCGGTTCACTCGCATCAAATAAGACTTCCATACTTTGACCAAACATAATGTTTTCGTTATAGACTGCTTCTTTTAATTCTGGATATCTGCCAGTCCAAAGAATCACATCGCTGACAAGGTATTTACTCACCTTTCCATTTTCAACGACAGATTCATAAGTAGGAGACTCAGAAGGTATAGCAACGCCAAACGGAACGCAGAGACTTTTAAACTCCAACGATTCTTTGTCAAGAACATAATCATGTCCGCCGAGATAATGTTTCCCGTCATCTGTCTCTTTTAAGTGTCCTACAACTGGCACGAAAGCGAGAGATGGGTAAGCATTTTCTACGACTTCTTGGCTGAAATAAGATTTATTCTGATTTTTGCCTAAAGCGAGAACGTAACATTTTGCCCGTGTAAAATTTTCGTTGAGTTTCTCGAAGTCGGTTAATTGCATTCCAAAATCAATACGCATCTTTTGTTTGTCCATATCCGTCTTCACCTCCTTTCAAAAAAGTAGTCTATTATTATTTGTAAGATAATAATCATGTGTTTCAAATAATTTATCTAATCTATCAATAATGTCATCTGTTAATATAAATAGATAATCATTCTGATTATCATGATATTTATTAACGACATAATTGAAGCCTAATTCCGCCAGTCTATCCGCCTTTTCTTTACTATGAAAACCAACCATCACCATGTCTATTCACCTCACAGTAACTTTGCGCTTTCATTTTGGTCTGACGCTTGACTCGCTTCGCCACTCTCAGTAGAAACAATATTCTTTGATTCATTTGTTGGTCTACCACCAACACTACTAACTCCGTCTGAACCGTCAACGCCGAGAGTATTAGATGTTCTGCGGTAACGATACCATGAAGCAGTATTAGATGTTTTTGTTGGCTTGTTATAAATTTCCTCAGTCATCTTGAGAACTTCGTCCTCGATGTACGAAAGATTAATAACATCCGCAGGAGATAAATCAAGAGAAGCGGCATAGAGCGTTTTAGCACCAGACACGCCATACATAGAGGATTTACTATAGCTATCCTGCACATTAGCCTTGTCATAGATTGACTGATTTAAGAATTTCATCTTGAATGTATATGAGCGCCCCTTCAGTTTTTGAAGAAGATTAAAGTTTCGCTCTACCTGATACATAAGCTGAAAAGAAATCTTTTCGTCTGGTTTTGTTGAGAGAATAAGTGCCGCCGCAGAAGTGGCTTTCGTTGAGCCGAAGATTAACGGCGATGTACCAGTAGACGCCCACAGATTATTTCTTGCATCATTAACAGCATCAGCATCTTGGACATTTGAATTATCAAATGAAAAAGAATCCATAGCGAAAGGTGTTAAGATAAGACCTACATTAGTAGGGATATTAGACGCCGCTTGATTATAATATTTTTGCGCCATATCAAAATCTAACTTCGGTACACCATCGTCATCGGTTTCTTGTTTCATTACAAGTGCTTTATAATTATCGGTTTCGGCTTTAGCTTTCGCCAATGCCATATAGTCATCCATATCAAGGATTTCTTTGAATGAGCCAAGAAAGAATGGAAGTATTATGGTCGGGTCTGAATCAGGCTTTATGCAAATTTGCTTTTCTGGCTCATACCATTTAAGCGTTCTATCACCCTGTGTACCCTTTTCCCTATCACCTTTATAGAGATAGTATGCTATCTTTACATCTTCGCCATACGCATCAAGTAGATATTCTTTACCATTAAAATAATCTAAGTCTATAGCGAATCTAAAGCATCCATCCATAATGCTATATATGCGGACGTAATTGATAGGCAACTGTTTTACAAAGAACGTCCTATCATCTTCGAAAACGATTCCACAATATGCGCCTTGTAAAAGTGCGAACGTCATCGCTTCTGGCGCAGTTTGCTTTAATGTATACTTCTCAAAATCATTAACCGTATCTATGTAGCACTGCTTATACTTCTTTGCTTTAGCGCCAACTAAGTTCTTGGTCTGAACTTGGTCGCCAGTAATAAAGTAATTAAAAGTAGGAAGTGTGGCATAATAGTTAATTAAACGCCTATAGTGTGAAGACACAAGATATAGCCATAGACTCATCTGTCTAAGCTGTTGCATATTCGAACTTGTGTATGGCGTCTGTAACATCGTACTAAGACGCTCTTGAGAATATTTTCTACCAATGTACGATTCGTACTTAGAGTTAAGTAAATCCTGTACTATCTGTTCCTTGATACGTGCGCTAAAAAAGCTACGCTCGCCGTTACCGTTAAAGCTATTTGTGTACATTAATACTTGACTCTTTTGTTCATTAGTGAGGTCATCAAACTTAGTCGTTTCAGCCACCTCCTTTCTGACAATAAAAAAATGGCTTATCGCCATCAATAATAATTTTTCGTTTTTGGTTTTCTAAATATGATTTGTGGCGTAAATGGATTTTCATCATTACCTTGTCTACGCCTTAATGAAATCTGGTCTACAACATAGTTATTGTATTGCATAGAAGAAACTCTATCTTTACGCATACCAGATTTTTCGTACTGCTTAACCTTATTGTCTTTAATATAAACCCTAAGATTAATTAGTTCGTTGATTAACAATGTCGTTTGATAATACGGCATTTTCAGATTTACTTTTTCTTCCGCAGAACTTTCTCTGTATTTTTTATTCTCCATAAAACTACGCTCTGCATCATGCTCGTCAATAAGAATGTTTATCCTACCAACATTGATTGCATTTCTTAGCGACTGTGCAATCTGACTATTAAAATTCTCAGTTGCTTTAATTGACCAGACAACACGTTTTGCATTCGGGTATTTACACCTTTGAGCCATCGGGTCTTTAGAATCAACTGTAGTTAATGGAGCGTATTCTATGCCAGTAACAGAATCATAATGTGGCTGAATGATGTAATCAAAAACGCCTAAACCTACACCATTAGTATCCAAAGCAAGGTCAGTACAGTCGTACAAATAAAAATATCGCATGATAGTAAGACCTAAATCATTAGTTGTCATACCTTCAAGCGAATCAATTAATCTATAATTTGATATATAATTTGCACTATTACTAGCCCTGACCGCACTGTTAATCATAATTGAACTTGCATCATTATCATGTTTGGTTGAAGCCATAAGAGCAACGTCAACCGACAATATTCTTCGTTCACCCTTTTGTCGCTTTGGTACTTTAGAAGCTCCAACTAAAACGTTCTCTAATTTTGGATAAGCATCTTTAAGTATTCTTCTCGCATTAATATTGTCGAATTTGTAGAACGACTCTTTAGCATCTCCATAAAATAGACATTCCATTTCCATAGACCAAGTAAGTGGATTAAAATCGTTCTCAGACATTTCATCTTCGACTTGTTCTCTGGACAGAAGTCTTTCTTTAATAGCTATCTGATATGGCAACGTACAACAGAAATAACGTCTATTACTGAGAATTATATTATCAACATAACCCTTCAGTTTGTTATATCCCCAGTTCGCTTTCGTGTAAGCAGAAGAGCAGTAGATTTCCTTATTTCTCTCCTTTGGGTAATTCGCATACTCTGGTTTAGAGTAAAAGCGTGGCTCACGTTCAGCTACTAAGAATTTCTTAATAACGCTATCAATAATATCTTTTCTTGATTTAACAAACTCATCAATGAAAATTATATTTGCTCTAGCGCTTCGTGCCGTATCTGCCATTGTAACAATTTTTATATATGAACCATTTTTAAAGTAGCACTCGCCAACGTTATTGTTGTACTTGATATACTTTATCTCGTACCACAGATTGTAGCTTTGCTTCATTAGTTCTTTTTCAATCTTCTCTAGTATCTGATTACCTTGACCCCTAGTTGGTGCGGCAACAGCAATCTTTGTAGACGGGTATAATATACACCGTATACAACAGAAGACAGCTAGTAAGTAAGTTTTCAATTATGTTATCGCATTGGCTTTTTATCCTATACTTCTCATGCTTGAGTTCGACATGAGTTCGGCGTACCTTTTCACCTTCATCTTTCATGTTAAGGTGTTGCGGACTCTTGGGCGGATTATATCTTTTCACCGCCTACGCTCTGCCCCTGACTATAGTAACTATAATCTTCGGTTCGGGTTAGCATCTCAGCACTTCCCGCTTAATTCCGCAAAAACACTTAATGATTTCTCATTAAGGTGGCAAATTAATTTACCTAAACCTCTACTAGCAAAGAAAATAAAATGAGTGCTCCAATTCATCATAAAAATCAGTATCTTTTGGAACAACCTTAAATTTATATTGAGATAATCTTTTGCGAACCTATGTGGATTCGCTCTGTAAAAAGCAGTCATTCGGGCGACAGCGTTCATCTTTTTCGCTTCACGAATCTCTTGAAGTTCACGAAGCGTATATTTCTTTGGAGTAGCCATTATTCATTTTCCCCAAAGACAGACTCGCCAAGTTCTTCATCTCCATCATAGTGTGGTTGCTCAACTGTATACTTGCCTATCTCTCGTTCATACATTTCTGAATAACTATTATGCTTACCAAATACTTTTGAAAGATGCCCGAAGAACCATGTTTGAATATATGTTAATATGCCATCCTTATCCTTAAAGTCTGGGTCATCATAAACTGGTATAGGTTTATCATCTTCCCACTTCTCAATGTATTGACCAAGCGAATAATCGCCCTCGTCAATATTACTCAGAACTGGCTTTAAGTTTGCATCAATGATAGCTTTACTTAGCGCTGAAATCTTTTTACTAACATCTTCGCCACGTTGAGTGGCATTCCTAATATCTAAGTCCATCAGCACTATATTCTTTATCATTATCTCAAGTGATTTTTCATTACACTCATAACGCTTTACCCAATCAGCGTATTGTGTTTGTAAATATTTTAATTCATCATCTGAAAAAGACTCGCCAAATAAATCAATGGTCTTCTTGTAAATACCTTTATGCTTCTCATCAAGTTGCTGTGATTCATCTTCTTTGATTTCTGGCTCTTTCTTTTGTGGCAGAAATCCATAACCTTCTTCTTCCAATGTGTCTTGATAAGTTTTTTTGGTGTATTGACTTAATGAGACTCGCTTACAATACTCGCCAAGTAACTTTTCACCATGAACATCATCGTCAATCTTATCAACTAAGTCCTGTGAGTAGTAAACACCAAGTTTAAAACACCACACCTTTAACGCCAGATATTCATCTTTATACTGCACCAACAATGAATTAAATATCAGAGCAGAACAGGACTTGCACACTGGCAACAACTGAAAGAAATTATTTACTGGATTTGAAGATGAATAAAAATCTCTTTGATAATTCACCGATACTTTTCCGCACATAGAGCATCTTATCGGCGTGAGAGATTCAGTGCCAGAAGCAATTAGAATTTTTTGTTTTACGGGTTTTGATTTACTACGGCGTTTAGTCGTTTCCACCATCTTGCTGTCCGCCTTCTCTATTTCTTCCAGTGACGGTGATAGCTTCGTTAATTTCGCCATCTAACTCCTCCTTGTGCTGATGAACGAGGTTCCACAAGTTGGATGACGCTTTAAACTTGAGCGTATTGGCGTATAAATCTTTATCACAATTACCAAAGTTACTTGTGTTGTATTTCCTACGCACTTTCTTAAAAGTGCCAAAGTTGCGAATATAAATATCAGCATCGACACTCGCATCGCAAATAATATCGCTTAACGCTTCAAATACATGATTAACAAAGTCCTTGCATTCTCTCATGGTATACCGCCTACCATATTTATCCAAATAGTAGTGCTGATATAATGAAAGTGCGATATCATCCTTTTTATAATATTCGATTATCTCGCCAGTCTCTTCATTTCTGTATAACCCCATTTACCATTCAGCCCCTTTTCTTTCCAACTGGACTGGATAGAAAGCCTCAATTCCGCAGTCATCTACAACGCATACCGCTTGTGAAGGTTCTCCAACCAATCTCGACTTCAATGTATAATCACCGCCAGAAGCAAACGTACCACTCCTTATGAGTTTTACTCCGCTAACCTCGCAATAATCAGTAGAATGTTTATGTCCATACAAAACCGCATACGGCATAAACTTACAAAACGCAATTAATTTTTGAATCCCGCTTGCAGAGAAATCATCATAATCCCCGTGAACAGCCAACCAATTCTTTCCCCTAATGGGTATAGCCACAACAGTTGGGTCTAAAGATACAGATGAAGTAAAATCGATATTCTCAACGTTTGCGAGTTTGGCTTTTGCGTACCACGCTATCATGTCATCAAGACGTTCATTCCGTAATACTTCATCTTTCTTGCCAATACGAGAATGGTTTCCCGCAACGCTTGACACATGTACATGGTTGAAATGTTTGCTTAACTCGTTCAAGAACCAAGATATATCCTCTGACGCTTTTTGAATCTGTTCAATGATATTCATTCTTCCTTCAAGCGCTTGAGTGTAATGGATGCGTCCGTCAATCATATCGCCAAGAATAACGACAGTTACATCCTTGCTCTGATGTCTTGTGGCAATCCGTATAATTTCACTAAGGTAATTATTCAATCGGTCAAAAGCTACGTCAGAATTGAACGCCTTTGTGAAAAAAGTCTTTTCGCTTTCACCGCCAAGATGATAGTCAGATAAACAGACAACCAACTCAGTTCCATTGTTTTTATCATCAGACATTTCTATAATTGGCGTACCCTTATATTGAGTAGTTTCAGTTATAAGATTTTCTAAGCGAGAGAGTGTTTCATCAATCCGTGCCTGTGTCCTTAACTGCTTGCTCCAATCGTTTCTTGCATCACGATACTTAATCTTTGATGCCTCAAGTTCCCGCTCTTGTTCTTGCATCTTACGGATATATTCTTCTTCGCCTTGCGAAAAGACACCCGCTTCATAAAAGTCACGAGCCGCCTTGCATTTTTTTCTGTATGCGCTTTCCGTCTTGTATAGGTCGTAATCGTCACCATATAATTCTTCATTGACGATATCGACTACCGCTTGCCAATTAGGGTATTTGCCAGAACGAATAAGGTCATCAACACGAAATAAATATTGATATTCATTTTCGTTTGATTGACGCTTTAAGTCTCCCCTTAACGTGCCACTCATAGAACGAATACCTCATCCATATTTTCAATGACTTTATTTACAACGCCAAACTTAATTGCGTCTTCTTTAGAAATGTACCAATCAGTCTTTAACTTGCTAGTAAGCGTGTTCTTCGGTACACTGGTTCTTTCAAGAATAAAGTTCTTTAAGTCTTTTACCTGTGTCTTGTAATTGTCTGTCATCGAAATAAATTCTTCGTAATTACCGCCACCATTAATACTGCCAGTGTGTAACATAATATTTGCATTTTTGAGCATTAAGCGCTTATGACAGCTAAGTAAAATATAAGCCGCACCAGACATACAGTTCGACATCGCAACACCAATGACAGGTGTATCAGATGATTCGATAATATTGCAAAGCATCCAAGTCGTACTTAAATCACCGCCACAAGAATCAATCAGGATTCTAATAGGCTTGCGCTCCTCAATCGGGAGTCCCGCATCTTGTCTAAGATATTCCGTGATAGCTTTAACGATATCAATCGTGACACAAGGGTCAATTTCGCCAGTCAACCAGATGATTCTGTTCTCACTTATATTTCTTGATTCAAATACGGCAACTGGGTCTGCGACCTTATCATTATACTTATCTGTTCCAGTAGTAAAAGTTAATGCAGTATCTAACGGTAAAAAATCGAAATCCATATTAATATTTCCCCCTTGTACTCTAATTCTCAATAATCTATTCTAAAGCGTGTATACACACGCAATACATAAATAATGTTTGCTAATATGAACAGTATGCGTCATAACGTACATAATAGCGTACATTACAATCTAATATACATACCTTGATTAGCAATGACTACCTTTGTAGATTTACTTTTCTCGTAATAAGCCCCTTCGAGTTCTTCTTTTAAATTCTGCTTTGCCGTATCGGAGCCGTGGTGTAAAACTATTTTCCCACAATTTAGATTAGAGCCAATCTCAACTAAATCTTTACAGTTGGCATGACTACTGAATGTTTGCAAAGCATGAACGCTAATATTGTTGTCTACCCATTTTCCATTAACAGAAATTTTCTTTCCGCTATCGGCATTCTTGATTTTGTAAGCAAGGTAACTATCGTCACCGCCGACATAACCAACAAAAACAAGAGAACTATTTTCATCGTCTAAATAATTCTTTAACCATTCAACAATTCTTCCGTTGGTGCAGAAGCCAGAACTACCAATTACAATTACTGGCTCTTCGCTGTATATAGCTTTTAGAGACTGCTCTTTACTGTTAATGAACTTTATCCTGTCCCATCGTAAAACGGACTCCCAAATGGCTAATTCTGCGCCATAAAGCGATTTTAAGTAGTCGGAGCATACAGCCTTTGCAAGTGGCGAATCGACAATAATCTGCGTCTTAAAATTATCATCATTGTGATATAGCGAATATAAGCTATACATTATCTCTTGAGTCCTGACAGCGGCGAAGGACGGTATTATGACCTTACCACCTTTATCTGTCGTCTCTTTAATTATCGTATCTAAGATTGCTAAGTCCTTAGAACGTTTACGCTTATTGTCCCTTTTGCCGTCTCCATAAGTAGACTCGATAAACGCTACATCGTAATATTTTTCGTACTCGCCAAAATCATAATTACTAACGAAATGGTTCTGACAGTTAATTGCGCCTAAGTCAGAACTATAGAATACACGCTTCACTTTTGTGTCATCGGTCAGCGTGAGTGATATTGAAGATGCGCCAATACAGTGAGTGTTGTGATGAAACTTGAAGGACATGTTTTCATTGATAGTTATGTCCGTGTTATATTCTTGAATTGGCACAACATAGTCGAATACAGTAGCCACGTCCCACTTGTCATAAAGGGGAGAGTAGTTTCTGTGAAATCTTTTACTTAGATATTTTGCGTCAGATTCAACTATTGAAGCGCTGTTCAACATCATATCTTTAGAAATGTTATATGTCTCCTGCGTCATAAATACTTTGCCGCAGAAGCCAAGTTTCCAACACAGCGGAAGTAGATTTTGGTGGTCGCCGTGGAAATGACAAATAATAATTGCTTCTATTTTGCTCATAGGGACGTGAGCGAATATATCTTTGTTGATATTGTACGCTTGCAGAATATCATTAGATTGATACATGCCACACTCAATCAATATGTTATGACCACGCCATTTTACATAAAGGCATGAGCCTGTTACATCTTTGGCGGAAGTACCCACGGCGTAGATTCCGTCAGTCTTGTATTTTTTATTCATGGTACATATGCCACCTTTAAGCCTGAATAGGCGAACGCCAGTCAATAGAGAAACGGTGAGAATGTGATTTGCTTATTTTCTATTTTGTGATAATTCAAATCTATCCGTTTTAGACTTGGTGTACTATGGTGGTCATAGTCTATTACAGTGACTTGGCTGTTTCTATCTAACTTGCCATCACTGATGCTGTCACTAAGTAAATTGATAATTTCTTGCACAGTCATATTGAATCTCCCTTAGCATACAGTTCTCATTGATACGTTGATAATGCTTCTTGCCCGCATTGCGTCATTACTTCTGATTCCAGTGCTAATTCTTTCTCCCATCTTGGCTAACGATTCAGCATTTGGATTCATACTTTCTGGACATTTTACAATTCTGAAACCTTCCCTATTGGCGAATCGAGCATCCATCGCACTCTTTGAACTCATAAGAACCCCCTATTAAAAAAGCGAACAAAATCGCCAGAATAAAAAATTAAAAAAGTCCGCACGGATTTACCAATACGGACATTAAAAAGAATTGAGTAGCGGGAGTGGGATTTGAACCCACGCTCTCTGGGGTATGAACCCAGTAACTTGCCGAACTTGTCCATCCCGCGATATTGTCTTCCCGCCTTTCACGGTTTGTCGTCACAAGGTTGATTTCCACACAATGCTTTCTAACTCGGCTCATCGCCTACAACTACAGCTAAACTATAATAGTTCATTAAAAGAAATATATTTCTAAATACCGATATACTTATCTTCTCCGTTCCATTATAGATTATATAGGGGTGTCGATTTTGCTGATAACTAAGCCAAAAACTGACATTGTTAATCCTAAAAATGACACTCTTCACACAAGGATTCTATCCAATACTTACTCGGATTGACGTATATTTCCTTGCCACAATTACAGCATTTCGTCTTGATAACCCTGTCGCTGAACGGTACATAGACACGATTTGAAGTCTTATAACTATATCGTTCTTTACACTCACCGCAATATGTTCTGGGTCTTTTTGAGATATACTTAATAAGCCGACCACACACTTGGCATCTCGTGAACCGATAACCCTTATGTTGCATATACTGATAACCTAAGTCCCTAAAGTCTGAAACCTTCATGGCTACATCATCGCCAGAAATAAAGTTGACTTTGATATTTAAGTTACTGTCACGCTCCGCCATACTAACCAAACCAAGAGCGCATAACTCATGGATTGCTTCGCCACGCTTAATCGCAGTCTGTTGATTGTTGGCAAATCTAGCAATTGATACATCATCGCAGTTCGCCCAATCCCCGTTGTTTGGTGAAATCATATTATAATACTTCGCCAGACAAAGGAGCGTAAAAGCTGTTCGTTCGTACATCAGATTGTCAATTTTCTCAATGGTAGCAAGCTCTTCCTGCGAAATCGGTATATAATCAATGACGTTCATTTTACGTGTCGCAGAACGACTATCTACAATATCTGGCACACTCTCTTTAAGTTTATCTTTATTTACTCTCTGTGAAGAGCAGAACGCTTCAATATAACCATTAAGATATTCTATTCGGTCTTGTCGTTCCATATGTTCGACCTCATTCAAGTATCTTGCAATCGCATAAAGGTCTTCCAAATTCTGTGCTATATTATACGTTCCTTCATTTCTCTGCATTAGCGTTGTCGCATATAATTTCTCGTTTAAGATTATTCGTTTGATACTATCGCCTCCCTCACATTTACAGTAATCATTTCGTATTGTTTTCCAAGATATTCAAATTCGCCAAAGCTAGACCTTATAGGGAACTGAATATCGTAGTCGTGTCTTTTTAATAGATTCTCAACTATTTGCTCACCGCACATATCCCAAATAAACATCCTAGACTTTTTAGAACCGTACAATAAGTCAATCATATTGTCCGTTAATATCTCAATACTTGGACATATTTCAATACACTGTTCAAAAAATCTACTACGTATAACATTTAACAGTTCGCCAGAAGAAGAGTGTTGACTGCTAAATGAGTCGCTATAGTTTATTTGTGTCTGTAGATATTGAATCGTATTATTGTATACTTCATGTAAGGCTTTAATCTTTCTGCGTGAACGACTATCTAACTTTACTCCGCAACCAGACTTCATAATATTGCAGTCGAACTTGCCGACATCATTCTTATATCGTTTCGATGCACCGTCATAATGTTCTTCGAACAGCTTGGCGATTCGGTTGACTAAATGGTTGCCAGTGCTTTGTGGCAAGTATTTATAATACCGCTCAATAAAGTCAATTTCATCTTGTGTCTTATTCGGCTTGCGCTCAAGCTCTTCGACCGTGTTAGTTAAGAACACCCTTCTGCAACGGGTATCATATTTCTTCTTGTAGTCGTTATAATCTCTTCGCTGTGAAGTGTAATTATATGTCATGAAGTATGGCTTCTTCCGCACAGCTATTGTCTCATTAAGGCGCTTATGTCTTCTTGTTGCGAGAGTATCACCTTCAAGCGGTTTATTATCACGCCAACTGAACCAGTATGGTGGTCTAGGTTTAGTTATTATTCCCTTAGTCTTGTCGATGTCATTTTGTTGAGCCATCTGACCGCACTTAATTCGATAGTCAAGTTCCCTCCACTCAACGCTATCTTTGTCATAATAACTGATGATATCAAACTGTGAAGTAATGTCATTCGTAATCTTACCTATCTTGTTGCCGAACCCGACAATATTTGATTCGATAAGTAAGTCTCTGTTGATAACGTGTTTCTCGGCACGATGCTGAACGCAAAATATTGTTCGTAATCTTTCTGTGTGGCGCACAAGAATTTCATT